CGCCTCCACCTGTTTTTGATTATACTCCGATTGCGTCCCAAAACCAGAGTTGTTGCAAACATACAACAATTATTTTTAATTTACAAATATATATATGTAAATATTTTTTTGTATCTTTGCCGTACTAATATTAACTAAAAACCTAAAAGAAATGGCACTAATTGAAGTAGCAGTAACTAAGAAGAATGATTTGACGTATGAAAGAACCTATGGTCTGAATACGGAAAAAATCGTAGATTTCTACAAAGATGGTGACGATACCGTCTTTTGGTATGCGGAATACAGTAATATGAAAAAGCGGGCAGTCAAGTATGTTACCAGTCTGACAATGGAACAGCTTCGTGGTAAGTTTGAAGACACAATAGAAGCAGGTGTAGACACGGAATTCCTCCGCAGAAGGTTGAATTTGTCGGCCCTTACGAGGGGATATAATGATGAAACGTGGGTAAAAAACATTACTTTGGATGCAAACAGGATTGTTTATATCTGGAACAATGCTGATGCTGATGGGGCTTACATTGAGTTTGAGCAAGGAGGAACAGGACTGATAAGAATCCAAGTGGATGAAACTTTAGCACAGGTTCTTACTGAAGCAGGCTCTGCTTCGGCTGTTGTAACTGCCTAAAATGTAAGTTCGTAGAGTGGTTGCTTTTGACAACTATTAGAAATAGGTACAGGGAAAGTATCCCTGTACCTTCTTTTAAAACTTTTAAAAAATGCAAATAACAGATTTAGATTGTTCTGTCTTTTCGTTTGATCCTACAAACGATTACGACATGAGAAAATTAGAACAATCACATAAGGACTTTCAACTTCCTCTTGGAAAAGATATAGAACCATATCGCAGAAGGATTTTAAAGTATATTATTCTTTACTATGATATAAATTCCCCTCTTAGAATAATGTTTGCAAACGACCTTACCAGAAAGGTAGAAGCTTATATTATGGCTTTCAAGGTCAAAAATAGAGAAAAACAACTGCCTGAATTTATCGAAGACATCCTTACCGGACAGAGTTGGACTGTAAATACTATGATTATAAGGTTTGTGATGATGTTTTATAATGATAGGTATTTACGTCTTGTTGTATTTAGAGAGATGCTTGGACAAATATCTAGGAAAAAGATAGAAAGAAACACAGAGATCAAGGGAGCAGATATTACAACAATAAATGATTTGAGTGCTAATATTGAACATTTACAAAGAACTATCTTTGGAGGAAATGAAAGCACTCAGTTAAAAGAAGAATTGTATAAGGTAATAGAAAAAGAACATTTCAACCTTCATCCCGATCTTGTGGCCAAAGAGTTGGCAGAAAACCCTGATCTTTTTGAAAAGTTGGGGGATAGTTTTGTAGATGATCTTGAATTGGAGGATTAGGTTGTGGGGATCACCAGAGCAATATTAAGCCAATACAAAGACCCTGATGAGTATGTTTATTACAACACGAATGATCGGGATCTAATTCCTTTTCGGGTAAAACTTCCTGTTATTAAGGATATTGAGCAAGTTACTAATTATGGATTGGTAGCAAGTGAACAGGTTTTTAAGTACGAAATATATCCTATGCGTCTTTTGTCATTAGAGGAGGACATATACAAAGACCTCCGACAAAAAACTAAATTATCTGCACAACAAAAAACATTAGAGTTTTCAAGAATGATGTGGGATTCTTTGTATGGTAATTATGAAAAATACCACAAAGAGATTGAATGGATAAAAACACAATGGCATTACAGATTGCATGGAAAGTGGTATTTTATAAATGGCAAACCTACATATATTGACGGGATGCATTGGTTTTATCTTAATTACTGGCATCTTGAACAGGTAGGAACACCTACATACAGGGAAAGAGACAGGAAATGGTTTCTTGCTCAACGGTACTTTATGACAACCACAGAAGCACCCAAGAAAGCAGGCAGAGGAGAATATATGTACCATCCTGACGGCACTCTTGTTATGGAAGATGTGGGATTTAGAACGTTTTTAGGAAGTAACGATCTAAAGGCAAGGCAGATAGGGGACACATCTAAAGCAGCCTGCATACTATATGAAATAATATCCAGAACACCGGAAGGAAGAGGAGGAATACAGGCAGAAGACGAAAAACAAAGTGAATTTGTTTTTCACAGAAAACTAAAATTGCCTGTCAGTCTAATGAAGTTTATCTTTCGTCCTACATTAAAAGAAATTGTAAGTATTAGTAGTGGTACAAGTTTAGATTTTTCTTCACAGGAAAAGGGGTTTGGTCTTAATGCCAGTATAGATTATGCTACAACAGTATCTAAATCTTTTTATGATGGAGAAAATTTGAATGTTATTTTGGTTGACGAGGCCGGTAAATTGAGCTCTAGGGAAAGTGTAAAGGCAAGGCATGAAGTGGTGCGAAAGTGTATGCGTGTTTTGGAAGGATTTATGATGTATTGTACTACTGTATATGAGCTTGATACAAGTGCTGGAGACGAATATTTAAAACTAACAAAACAATCTCATTTCCACGAAAGGAATGATGACAAAAAGACAACCTCCGAATTAGGAAACATTTTCTTTCCTGCCGATGAAGCCTACGAAGGGTTTATAGGAAAATTTGGAGAGCCTATAAAAGACACTCCCGTACTGCCGGAACAGATTCCCTACATAAAGAGGAAAATAAGGAACGACAAAGGAGAAATTATGGGGGCACGGGATTTTCTTTTGTCTGTTCGCAGGAAATATGAGAAGGCAGGAGACATGGAAGGACTGGCAAACGAAAAAAGAATGGAGCCCCTTTCTTTTAGGGATTGTTTTACTCCTCCTGCAAAAGCACAGTGGTTTGATTATAATGTTATATCCAATCGTTTGGCAGAAATACAAATAAATCCCTTGCCTCATGTGTTGCGAGGAAACCTGATTTGGGTAGGCAATAAATTCAGTAACAAAGTAACCTTTAGGGATGATCCTTCCGGGAGGTGGTTTATATCAAAAAGATTGACACATAATGAGGCTAACAGGATAATAAAAAGAAGGGGAACTTACTTTCCAGATAATGGTTTTAAATATTTATGTACAAGTGATGTATTTCGGGCAGTCAAAACAGAGGGGGGCAAGATGTCCGATGGAGGCATGACAGTATTTATGCCTTGGGATAAAACCATAGATCCTTCTGATAAGAATGTGGATTTGTGGGAAACAAGAAGATTTGTATGTACATATTTGTTTCGTCCCAGCGTTAGTGAGTTTGTAGAGGACGTTTTAAAGACCTGTATTTATTACGGGGCATTCCAATATCCCGAAAACAATCTTGCAAGTGTGGAGGAGAAATTCAGGGAATGGGGATATTCCGGGTATCTGCTTTTTGGTAGAGATCCTAAAACAGGAAAACCGAACAATGCAGCGGGGTGGTATACAAATGAAAAAACCAAACCTGAAATGTTCAATAGGGGAAGGGACTGGATAGCAAGACACGGGGCAATGTGTGAACATGAAGAACTATTAAAACAGTTTAACGAGATAAGAAATCCAGGGGAATTACACAGCTTTGACTTGTTAGCAAGTGCTTTGGGGGCATTTTTAGGGGAAGAAGTAATTTTGGAGACAAGCGATTTTAAAGAAAAGGTTAAGACTTTTGAGTTAAATGAGTTGTATCCGAAATACTACTATTAATTTTTTCGTTAATATATTAACATATCTATATATTCACATATATATATTTGTAAATTAAAAATAATTGTTGTATGTTTGCAACAACTCTGGTTTTGGGACGCAATCGGAGTATAATCAAAAACAGGTGGAGGCGTTAACATTAGTTAAGTCTATGAAACTTGAAGCCCAACCCATCGCCTCTGGCGTGGGTGGGTAGTTCACATATATACATAAGTGTATATATCAACGAAAAAAATTATTCTTTCAGTACACTATCATTCACAAATTGGTAGTTGAAAATCTCAAAATCCTTCCGGCATTCTTAGGTATCCAGAGAAAGACAATGTTTTCCATGGTTATGCTTTTTTAACGTAAAAATCAGGAAAAACACTAAGAAAATCCTTAAAATTAGCGTACACAAAAAGCAAATGTTTGTGTAGTTTTTTATTTTCACTTAAATCTTTCACAGCTTGTCTCTGAATATATGCAGGAAAATTGTTTATTGCTTTTTTATCTATTTCCAAAAAATTTACTATATCAGAAACATAATCCCACATACAATCATAATTTAAAAACAAAATACTATATTTGGTAGAGGAAAACCACCAATTCTTAAAAATCTGTTTAAAGTTAAATAAATCCCTGTTATATTGCATTAATTGTTTTGGATGTTCCACTATAATACGTCTCTTGGTAAGTTTTCTTATTTGTGCTTGTCGAAATCTATTAATCAAAGATACTGCTGCCTCTTCTGGTTTTTTAGTAAAAATATATATTGCCTTTTCAATATTTGGTTTTTCAGGGGGCTCAATAGCATGTTTCAATCTATCTTTATCCCCCCTATTATTTGTTTTTTTGTATTTTGAAACCCAATCAATCAAATTAGTAGTAGCAACACCTCCTGCCGAAGAAATTAAGATCATCCCTCAAAACTTTTTTGTGAAATCCACTTCTATATTAGATTCCTCAAATAACTTTACCAACTTGCCTTTTCTCCATTTCCCCCTGTTTACCCCAATAGTATAAGGTATTACCTCTAATCTCTTTAATCCCTTTAAGTTGTATTTCTTTGGATTCAAACATAAAAAATCCTTTGAACTACGTGATGTTTGAAAAGATGTTCCCTTCTCAGACTCCCAGGGGGTTTTATCTTTTGGTACAAGTTTCTTAATTATCTTTTTATCCCAAAGAGCTGCCTGAAGGTTAAAAGTATTTTCTTGTCCTTTTTTCAAAACCATCAAATCTCTGTTAAAAGAAGTCCCTTTGTACCTATAACGGGAGAAGGGATATAGATTCACATAGGCAATATTCCTGTTTTTTATTAGTGAAGCAAATTCCTTTAACTTCTCATGATTTACCTCTGCTCTAAAGAAATAATCCTCCTGCAAATATAAAATAACAGACTCATCCACCTTGTCCAGACCAAGATGAAGACTATTGCTCCACTGATCTTTTGTTATTTTATTCCTGTTCTGTACAGCTACAATGTCCAAACCTGGATAAAAATAATCTTTGTTCTCCGTATTTAAGTATATTTTGCCTTCATATTGCGGATAGTAAATTGTGAACAGCTTGAAGAAAGGATTCCAACAATCCTCAAAACTGTCTGTTGTGTTCACAAATATACTAAATCCGCTTGCCATGCTTAGGTCTTTCAAAATATTGATTCGTATGCATAGGAACAGTTGGTAAATGCTGTATATATTGTCCAAAGACAACAGGAAAACTTATCTGATCCCTTATACTATAACGACAAATATGTGCCCACCATTGCTCACAAAGTTGTTTAATCTGAGAAGTATGTTTTCGCACAATTACTCCGCAATAAGATAATCCGTTATCTTCAGGGTACCCCATTCTCTTATATGCCAAAAGTTGTTGTTCTATTTCAATAGGATCTCCTTTTCCCTTTTCTATGCAAAAATGCCCTTCTTTATAGATACATTGTCTTTCCCCGTGATTGAAAACCCCTATCTCCTTTGGTTTAGTTTGTTCTATAAGCCAATCCTCACTTACTTTTAGTTTTATATTTCCGTCAATCCAAATGCTCCATTCTGTATCCTCTGGTAAAAACAAATGGAATAATACTTTATACATCTTTGCAGATAATCTAGGATTAGGAAAATTTCTTAATACATCAGTAAAACACTTAATGTTATCATCTCTTGGTAGGTCTATATTACCTACAATTGCTGAATAAGTTATTGTTTTCACTTTTTCAAAATTTTCAAGAATTTAGCATACATTCGATTTAATTCCGGTCTTACTTCTATTTGCCCCACAAGTTTGAATCCCAACGGTTTTACAAAAGAAACAAGATCGTCAGGTGTGTATTCCCTGTAGTGGTACTTATGTATGTTCTTGGTTATCTTTGGAGGAGTCACAATATAATAACCCCCCAAAGGCTTCAACACACGATGAACTTCCAGCACTGCTGCTTTATCGTCTTTCAAATGTTCCAATACATCTGCCATAAGAACATTATCAAATTCACAATTCCCGAATTGCAAATTGTAAGCATCCCCCAACCTTACATCAACCATTCTTTCCTGTGCAAAGTTAACAGCCAAGACATTATCATCAATCCCAATAGCATTACAAAGCAAACTGGTAATAAGACCGTCACCTGCTCCTATGTCCAATGTCTTACCTCCATCAATCCAGTCTTTTATAAACAATGCATTTGTTCTGTAAGCACTTTGACGGTTAAAGTCCTTCCAGTGGTATGCTCCTTTTCTTTTGTACTTGTCAAATTCAATTGTAGCCATGAAACTCCTGAGTTTTTCCTTCCATTATATCAAACATATTCTGTATCCTGTGTTTTGCTGTATGTTTTTTCATATATAGATTATACCCGTTTTTTGCTATTTGTTTCCTTTCATACGGATTTTTCAGGTAATACATGACCTGTGCCCGCAATTGATCTTTATCATAAAACCAAACAAGATCCCTACCGTTTTCAAATAATTCCTCTATTCCAGGGAAATATTGTACCAAAACAAAGCCTCCGGCACACAATATATTAAATAACCTGTTGGAGGTTGTTCCATCAGCATTTTTGCTTAACGAAATATTTATCGGTGTGTTCTTATAAAGAAAAAGCATATCTTTGGTAATACCTTCCTTACTTATAATTTTAAGATTAAACTCCTTTAGTGGATTCAAATATTTTGTTCTGTCCTCATGCACTCCTTTTCTTACATCTCCAATGAACAAAACATTCCAATCAACTATTCTTCCTCTTTTTCTATCAAACCCATCGGCACCACAAAGAGGCATCCAATAAGAAGGTATATTAAAATGCTCTTTATAAGATTGCACCAAAGCACGGGAAGATAAAAAAATATGTGTTAGTTTGTCACTTATTTTCTGTTCAACCAGCGTTTCTACAGGTTTGTAATCCCCCACCCACCAACCTATTCTTTTGCTTTTTATCTTTCCAACAAAGGTGTTTAAATCTTTCAGACTATTATGAAAAATAATTGCATTGTCATATTTCTTCGTTTCTTTAGTTTCTTGAACTAAATATCCAAAATCATAGTTTTCTTTGTTTGCCAATTTTAACAAAGCATCCGCCACAGGAGCATAGTTCCTCTTTTTATGTTTCACCAAAATAATGTTTCTACAAGTAGCCATAAAACTCCTGAGTTTTTCCTTCCATTATATCAAACATATTCTGTACCCTACATCTAGGTGTATGTTTTTCTAAAAAGAGCTTTCTTCCGTTTTCAGCTATGCGGTTTCTTTCTTTCGTGTTTCCTAAATAATGCCCCGCAAGATTAATTGCTTCCTTCACATTTTTAAACCAAACCAAATGTTCTCTGTTTGTGAATTGTTTTTCCATTTCCGGGTAATACAAAGATAAACAAAACCCTCCGGCAGCAAGTATATTATATAGCCTGTTAGAAGTATATCCTCTAAAGGGCATACTGATAGAAAGACTTATCGGTGTTTCCTTGTATAATCTACTCATGTCGTAACTTGTCTTTCCTCTAAAAATATGATTAAAACCGTATTTCCTAAGAGCAAAAAAATATTCCAGCCGATTTGTGTGGTATTTTGGATGATATGTGCTTCCTATAAATATTATATTGCTTTTTCTTCTTTTTATATTGGGTGCTTTTTTAAACTTATATCCACATTGCGGTAAATAATACGTCTTTTTGCCGAAGTTTTTGCGGTAATTATCCAAAAGTTCTGTACTACAAACAAAAATATGAGTAATTTTAGGAGATATTTGTTTACAATCCAAATCTTCCCAGGCACGAAAATCACACATCCACCATCCCACATTTGCACTTTTATCACAATCTATCTCTCCATTTACCCGCTTTGCCCTGTTATCAAAGAGAATTATGTTTTTGTATCCTTTCAGGTCATCCCCGTGATACCTAATGTCAAAACTCATATCCTTTGATGCTTCTATTAACCCTGTAGCAATAGGAGCATATTTGGGTTTTCTCTCCGATAAAACAACTGCCAAATCCATATCTTTACCTTTTTGTGTATCCTGACGTTTTCTTCAACTGTTCATTCGTTGCATTATCCTTATAAGGAACTGCCTTTGTGCCTTCATTAAAACGATAATAATGGAATCCATATACAGCCTCCATCAAACCGATCTTCCCTCCCGACCTTAAAACATCCAAACTAAATGCTGTGTCTGTTCCTCCAAACACTCCTTTTCCTCTAAACTTAAAACGATTAAATGTCTTCTTCTGGAAGATCATACAATATCCGGAAATGCTTCGCACTATCGGCTTAACATCGTATCTTTTCGTTTCATACAGTTCCAAAGCCTTTTCCCTATGTTTCCTTATGTCCCCTTCATAAAACAATTCTTTTACCAGTTGGGGCTTGCACATAACCCTGTTTGTATAAATTGTCCAAAGAGCATACTCCGGATACTTCTTAATGTACTGATTAATTACATGCCCATATTCAGGTGTAAGGATCATAAAATCCCCGTCCAAAAGCATTATCCAATCCTCGTCTTTTGGCACAAGATTACAATGATTAGTATATGCATCAGCAAGGTTTCCTCCTACATCGTAACAAGCACCAAAACTATATAGCATCTTTGATGGATTTAAAGTTTATAAACAACTCTTTTCTTATTTTTGTATTGTCAATCTTAAAGTCAAATATATCCCCCTCCAAAGGAGCAACATGGTTAATCCCCACTTTTTTATCTCCTATAATTCTCATCGCCAAATCAAATATTGTTGTCTTTTCAGAACAGGCACAATTATATATCTGGCCGGACTCAGAACGGAGATGTGCCCTAATATTGGCTTTTACAACATCCCCTACATGAGTAAAAAGCCTTACCTGATCTCCTGTTCCATGAATAGTAATAGATTTTCCTTCTCTTACCTGCTTTTTAAATATTGCCACAACACCCCCCTTTTCGGGATCATCCTCCTGTCGATCTCCATATACATGAAAGTATCTAAGTATCGTTACCTTCATCTTATCCTTATAAAGCATAACGTACTTCTCTCCGGCAAGTTTGCTGACCCCGTAATAACTGACAGGATTGGTAGGGGTATGTTCTGTTATCACTTCTTCTGCCTCCCCGTAAACAGAACCAGTAGAGGCATAAATAAATGCTTTCACACCAGCCTTATGTGCTGTTTCAAGAAGATGCAATGTTCCCCCCGCATTTATATCCAAATCCTGGGAAGGAGATTTGAGACAAATATTCTTTTTGCTAGCAGCGTTGTGGAAAACAACGTCCACCCCTTTCAAAACATCCACAGACACATCTCTTATGTCTGCATTAATAAACAATGCCTCTTTCGGTATATTTTTTATATATCCGGAAGAAAGATTATCAATAACAATAACCCCGTATTGATTTTTTAGGAGCTGTTCGCCCAAATGTGAACCGATAAATCCTGCTCCCCCCGTTACAATCGCTTTCATTTGCTTAGCCAGTATAAAATTCTACTTTTTTCAATCTTTTTTATTATTTTATAATCCTTAAATATTTTTTCAAATTCCCCGGGATCTATATACCAATATTTCTTTCCTCTTTTTTTCCCTTCTTCAAATCTTTTTTTGCTTATTATTGTTATCAGTATTTCATCATATTTAGAAAGAACTTCATGCAACTTATAATAATCTGTAGGACAATCTTCGTATGCCAACATAACCAGTATATCCCCATCAGGAAGTTCGTCCTTATATACATCCCCGCAATAAAGAGGACAACCATATCCTAACGATTCAAACAATTGTTTTCCTGTATTTATAAAATCTGGTTCAACATCCACACCAAAATATTTTACATTGTTATATTCAAGCAAATGCGCTCCTAACAATCCTATACCACAACCTACGTCAACTAAACGTATGAGTTTTTTATACCTTTGGTTCACGATTTGCTTAAGCAAAGGCATAAAATAACTCATATGTCCTATCTTTTCCAAATGTTGTTTTAAATAAGGTGTAGTAACAAGTTTATCTTGAGCGTGGTTAATTTCCTGTTTATCTGGTTTCTTTTTTCTTCCAATTCCCCCTAAAAATTCCACCCCTCCTTGCTTCTTAACATAATATACAGGATGAGTCTGTAAAACCTTAATGTTTTTCTTGGCAGCCATATTAATTGACATAGTTATTATCCCTCCACTATCTCTTAAAATAAAAACACCTTCCCTGCTACCAAAAAATGTTTTTAGAAAACTATCTGGCATTCCTTCTGTCTCATCTGATTTTTTTTCAATATCAACATTAGTGTATTTTGGTTTCTTAACCATCTTTTCACTATAAAAATGCCCAACACAAGAATGTACATCTATATATTTTCTAAGATTCTCCACATCATTTATATACTGGTTCCAGGGATCCTTATAGTCATAAGCAGTATTTATATGTATACCAACAGAAATAAAAGAAAAATCATTGTATAAATCAATAATGTCCTGCAAATCATAAGATGGGCTATGTACATCCACATAACAAACAGAAGGAAGTAATAATTCCTGCTCAACTTTCAGCATGTGTCGGGCTGTTTCTATATCGAAATCAATGTCGTGACGTAACACGACTTTCTTACCGAGGCATTTAAGCCAATCTTTATAGTTTCTCATATATTTCATTCCACCTTTTAGCAACTGATTGATAACTATGCATATCGTCACACCACTTTTTAGTATCTATGCTAAGACTTTCCATATCACTATCAAGTACCTTCAGGATCAACTTCACCCATGCTTCAACATCCTTTTTAGTAGTTATTACGGGGCAATTATCCCACTCTCCCTTTGCCTGAGAAAAACTGAAAGGAGCAATCCAACATGCCACAGGAACACCAAATTGCATAGCTTCTACGGCAGAATTACCATAAGCTCCCACAAGAAACTGATCAAAATAAAATGTTGATTTCTTCTTTCTTTCTATCCCCTCGTCAAAAGACAAAGGCATCATTTTTTTATCTTCCGGAACATCAATAATCACTTTTCTCTGCTTGCTTACTTTTTTAAAAACTTCAAGGATAAAATCTGTATCTTTCTTTATCCTGTTAGAAGGAAAATGTGATAATACCGGGGGATCCTGCCATTTCCACAATCTTTTTACACTCATTGAATCTATAGGATAAGGAGTATAATGCCATTTAAACTCAGGATACATTAAATCTGGTTCCAAAGAAGTCAATACATCAACTTTTTTATACAATTTATAATCATAACAAGCCCTACCGGCCTGTCCAAAAACAACTCCTTCAAACTCTCTTTTTCTAAAACAACTGCCACCAACAGTCTGAATAATTTTTTTACCCTTAAAATTCAGTCCCCCATATCTTTTCAAGGGCCAATCTCCTTTCAGGTGAACAATATTTACTTTGTTTATTAAAGTTTGTGTATATACTTTGGATGGTTTTTGACGCAACTGGTCTATATAAAAAATATTATGATTTGTATATTTTTTAACAGCATTGTATATTCCTTTACCGGAATAAGCAAAATCAGCTAATGTCAATAAAAGCACTTTTTTTGAACTCATTTTTCAAATTTTGATTTGTTTGGAAACTTTCCTGCAATCCATTTAGTAAGAACACTTGTTCGCATCAGTATAGGTTTATGGTTGTAATTGAGCCATAGCTTGCCTTTAACTGCCTGATCTACTTTTTCCATTGTCGTAGAAGGAAAATCACTCCAATCAAAAAGACTTTCATCCCGTGTCCCGTAAAACCCCGCCTTTATTTTGTTTTCCTGATTCTTATATATTACTTCATCCGGTTTGTCATAAAACAAATTATAGTATAATGTAGAAGGGGCATAAGGAATAGATTCTTTATCTGGCGGAAAACTTTCAAACATGCTTCTAAGAAGATTCTTTCTAAGTATCCTGGGGAGATGTGTTTCGTAATCCCAAATAGGTCTTTCTGCTCTTTTTAAAAGATCAAACGCCCTTAATGCCGTAAAAGACCATTTTGTAACCGGATTTTCATAAACATGCTTTCCGTCTTTATAATGCATCATTGCCACTTTTTTGTCAATATCTTCTATATTTTCCACAGGTCTTAACAACAAGATATCGTCATACATATATAAAAAAGGATCTGACAGGGACTCATCCTGTGACATAAGATCAATTTTATGCAACACATCGAAATAATTCTCGTAATGTTTGGCTCCTCCCTTATCAACTTTATGGAACTTTCTGGCACTATCGGGATACCACCTGGGGATAATTTCATACTGCACTGTTTGGGTATTAAGCCATTTGGGCAGATATTTTGCAAATAATTTTACATGGAAAGATAATTTTAAATTCTTCTCCAAAGACCGCAAACAATGTTTTAACTCTTCATTATCACCCCATTGACTCTTTCCTGCAAGTGGTATGGCTACTGATAACATGATAAATTTTCTGTAAAATTACAAAAAATTCACCTTCAATACTGTAAAACCAAAAATTAATTGTATATTTGCTAAGTTTTAATTTTAACTGTTTTAATTCAAACGAGCTATGGCATACAAAAGAGGAAAAGGTGTAAAGCAAAAAAATTGGAAGCCAGCACGGGCAGCCGATTACATTCCCTGGAAAGATGTAAAAACTATAATTAACGATCTTTATCAAAGTGAAGAGTATGAGTATGTTATGATAGTTTTAATCGGTGTCTTTCTTGGGATAAGATATTGTGACATCCGACAAATAAAATGGGAAGACATTATAGGAAGAGATAAACTGATTTTAAAAGAACAAAAAACAGGAAAGATGCGGGAACTTCCGATAAATAAACAACTAAGAGAAACAGCAACCAAAATATACAACAAAACCTATCCCGGAAGTGAATATGTAACCAGATTGACCCCCGAAGCTGTTCTTATGCGTCTTAGAAAACTCAAAGAAAAATATAATATTAATGTAGATGTAATCTCTCCTAACTCCCTTAGAAAATCCTTTGGGAGGCATTTTCTGGAAATAAATAACTACTCCGGTAAATCCCTGTTATTACTGTGTGAAGCATTCAGACATTCTTCTCCAGGTATAACCAGAAGGTATCTTGGAATAACAAAAGATGAGATGAATAGAATATACGATGATATATCAAAAGAACAACTTATCACAACCTAAAACTAAAAGTCATGCCAAAAGCAGCACACAAAAACCTAAAAAAGCAAGCACGCAAGAAGTTTGGATCTACCACTTCCCCTCGTGCCAGAAGATACATTTATGGAACATTAAAAAAAATTGAAAAAAAGAAAAAGAGAAAATCTTGAATTTTCTATAAAAAATCAAATTATGAAAAAAATAAAAGCATTTAAATATGATGGTACTACCGGAAAATTTCTAGCACAATATTCTTCAATAACACAAGCAAGTCAAGAAAATGGCTTATTGGTGGACGGATCAAATATCTTTCATGCAATGAGAAGAAATATCAAAGCAGGAGGATATTACTGGTCTAAAAAGAAGATGAGACAATATCCTGTTCCTGTCGTTCCTGAAAAAAAGGAGGTTAAAAAAGAATTTAAAGAAGAAGACTTCCTTAAACGCCTTAAAAGAGGGGGTTTTTCTAAAAAGGAACTCTCCGATAAATTTTCTATCTCTGTAAACGAAGTTCAAGAAAAAATTGACAGACTGATAAATGAACAAAAGTTGATGATAACTAAAAGGGAAGAAGGGTTTTATATAAAGGAAGAACCTCCACATGGAGGACATGTATGGCTAAATCCCAAAATGTGGAAGGGAGATGAACTGAAATTTGGTTTTGTGAGTGACAACCACCTAGGTTGTCATCGGGAACGCTTGGATGTTTTAAATCTCTTATACGACATTTTTGAACAGGAGGGAGTTCACACAGTTCTGCACGGAGGAAATATGATAGAAGGAGAGGCAAGATTTACACGTAATGAACTGCATACCTTCGGTCTTGACAATCAGGTAGATTACCTTATTAATAATTACCCGTATAAACAAGGAATTGAAACGTGGTATGTTTCTGCCGATGACCACGAAGGGTGGTGGAACCAGAAGATAGGAATTAATGTCGGAGAATATTTTCAGATGAAAAGAGAAAGGGCAGGGATGTTTGATTTTAAGCACTTGGGGTATATGGAAGCCGATATTGAACTTAATGAAGACTCCCAGTATGAACAACCACAATGGCTACGTATTATGCATCCTGGTGGAGGAACAGCTTACGCAATAAGTTACCGCCCCCAAAAGATAGTGGAATCCTTCCAGGGGGGAGAAAAGCCTACAATCCTTATGATAGGACACTTTCACAAAGGGGAATACCTACCTATCAGAAATGTGCATTGTATACAAATGATGTGTACATGTGATCAAACAATCTACCTCCGCAAAAAAAGCATTGAGGTGGTTGTGGGGGGAGGAATGGTAACTATGGTAAGAAATAAAGAAGGTTTGATATGCAGAGTAAAACCGGAGTTTATTACATTCTACGATAAAACGTTCTACAAGGGAAAAGACAAATATTGGAAAGGGTAACCTTATGGAAGAAAAAGGATTGCGTTATAACAAAGGAAAGATTAAGCTAGAACTTATAACCCCCCAAATAATACGGGCTATAGGTACAATCCTGACAAAGGGAGCAGAAAAGTATGCCCCACGAAATTGGGAAAAAGGAATGGAATGGTCAACAGTAATAGGTTGTTTGAAAAGACATTTGTTGGCAATAGAAGAAGGCAGGGATTACGACAAAGAAAGCGGTGAGTTGGCAGTAGATCATCTATTAACTAATGCTGGTATTCTTGCCACATATTACAGGACACATCCCGAATATGACGATAGGGAAGTGTTGTTCGACAAAAAAATAGCCTTGGATATTGACGGAGTAGTTGCAAACTTTGAAAAGGCTATAAAGGAAAAATTCAATATTAAGAATAATTCTAATACTTGGTATTATTCTTATATATTCAACGAAGAATTTTGGGAAAAAATTAGAAAGGATAAGGATTTTTGGATGGGGATAGAACCTTATTTCAACGGGAAGGAAATGCCTTTCGATCCTGTATGCTATGTTACAAACCGAAAAATTCCAAAAGAATGGTGTATGGAGTGGCTTGAAAAACATAATTTCCCATGTGTGCCTGTTTATATTACCAACGATAAAGTGAAACTGTTAAAAACAAAAGACATTGACTATTTTGTTGAAGACAGATACGATAATTTTGTAGATTTGAACAAGGCGGGAGTGTTTGCTTATCTTTTAACCCGTCCCTGGAATGAAAAATATGCTGTAGGACATAAGAGAATTGATGCGTTAGAAGACATTGTGAACTCCCCACAAACTAAAGATTTGTGGGTTTTACGATCCGTTTTATAAAATAAAAATTATGGGAATTATTCAAATTATGATATTTTTGTTTGGGATTACAGCCATTTGGCTGGTATCCCGTAAAGAACACTGGAAAAGGTGGGGATATATAATTGGATTATGTGGACAACCGTTTTGGTTTTATGCAACCATCGTGAACGAACAATGGGGAATGGTTGCTCTGACATGTTTCTATACCTATAGTTGGATTATGGGAATTCATAATTATTGGATAAAATGCGGGTAATGCTGGTGCAAATGGAGTTTCATATGCTACATACGGCAGGTTCGATTCCTGCACCCGCTACAAACAAAGGAGAATAAATAAAATGAAATACTACGAAATACAAAGAGCTGTATTCTGGCTTGGGGTAATAATAATAGTCCTGATAGTAACGATTGCACTTTTATTTGGATGAGCTGGAACAAAAACACCGTAAAACCCTATAAGGGACATCTGGTGCAGCTTGATTACGGGCAGCACCAACAAACCGGGATTATCCGCAGCACAAATGCTACGCTAATCGTCTTTGATGTGAACAAAGAAAGCTACGAAGTGCCTATACGATACGAGAACATTAATCAGATTAAGAAAATTAAAAGCAAAAGGAGGTACTAACTGCTTATGAAAATCCACTTATATACTGTGTTGGCAACAGTACTGGTTTAAAAATTAAAAGTTAATAAAAATGATACAAGCAATTATTTCAGTAACAAAACAAACAGGAATGGACGAATGGAGTACATACTATCATTCAAAAACATTTGATAAAACAGCAACTATTCAGGAAATAGAGGATTGGGCAAAAACATACGGCAAAGGAATTACAATTTTTGATGTCAAATTAAGCACTAATGATTAGTATTGTTGCACAACGGAACGCAGGTATGACATCGGTTTTTTGCGGACTAATAACTAAAACTTAAAAATATGTTACAGAAGTGGTTTAAAAAGACGTACAACGCCACTGATTTATATATAATGTTGTGCGCAGTACGAAAATGAAAATACAATTAGATACAGAAAACAAAGTGATTAAGGTTCAAGAAGCAGTAAACCTTGGCGAACTAACAGAAACTCTTGAAAGATTACTGCCAAATGGCAAGTGGAAAGATTTTAAGCTGGACACCCAAACACAAATTAATTGGACACCAAATCCGATAATTATAAAAGAATACCCTTACCAACCTTATATCCCAATACCTTGGTGGGAACAGCCTTGGATTATTTGTGGAACTGATAGTATAAATGTAAAAGGGGAAGCAACTAATTACAGCTTAAAATCTGGTGTGTTTAACATCGAAGCGTAGTATTGCGCACAACGGTGTGCATATGGCACGTATCCCGAAGGGTATGGGCTATATGCGGTGTTGTACACTGTATGGCGGACTTAAATAACAAACTTTGATTAAATGAACGACAGTAGTAATAATATTTTTTTGAGCGATGGCCAAAATGCCGCCACAAGCGGCAAACTAACTCACGGCTCATTGTTTAGCGGAATAGGCGGTTTCGACCTTGCGGCTGAATGGATGGGCTGGGAGAACGTTTTTCATTGCGAATGGAATGAGTTTGGTCAACGAATACTCAAATACTACTGGCCTAAAGCAATATCTTATGAAGACATCACCAAAACAGACTTCTCTATTCACAGAGGAAAAATCGACATCCTTACAGGAGGATTCCCCTGCCAGCCTTATTCATCAGCGGGCAAAAGACTTGGTAAGGAAGACGATAGACATCTCTGGCCGGAAATGCTTAGAGCAATTCGAGAGATTAAGCCCAGGTACATCGTGGGAGAAAATGTTTATGGACTCACTAATTGGAATGGGGGATTGGTTTTCCACGAGGTGCAAGTTGACTTGGAAAATGAAGGGTACAAAGTACAACCGGTTATACTTCCAGCTTGTGCCGTCAACGCTCCCCATCGAAGAGATCGAGTCTGGTTTGTGGCCTACTCCAACGAGTGTACAACGGGAACATCCCGAACGAGTGGAGAAGTTGAAAGCGACTGGAGCAAAAACAATGATGAGCAGAGTGGCAGGGGAAAACAGGCCGAACAGCATATTAGATGCAGCGATGTTTTACGAGTTAATACCGACACCAACAGCAAATCCATCAGCAAGGAAATTGAACGAGGAAGGAAAATCAGTAGCAAAGAATGGGAAGCGATACGGAACGAGCATAAAGCAATGGGCCGAACAGAAAATGATTCCAACCCCACAGGCGAGAGATTGGAAGGACTGTTCGGGCAGAGCACACAAAGGCGAAGCAATGGACTTACCAATGTTGGTGAAAAAAGGACTAATACCAACCCCGAATGCGAGGGATTGGAAGGGAACAGGAAAAAACGAGAGGATACGGAACGGAAAAATACAGAAAGACACTTTGGACAGAGTGTTCGAGCCTGGGACAGATGGCCAACTCAATCCCCAATTTGTAGCGCAGATGATGGGATTTCCAACCAATTGGACGGAATTACCTTTCCAAAGTGGAGACAAGAATCAATAAAGGCTTACGGCAATGCGATTGTACCGCAAGTAGCCTATCAAATCTTCAAAGCTCTAATGATAACGGAAGCAAAAGCGAGGGAAGAAAAAAATATTATTACGGACGATATGCACGAGCCTATCCAAAAGACAGGAACGTAGCCATATTGTGTACAACGCATTGTATAAGGTGCGTTTTAATGCACTTTATACGTTGTTGTGTGCAGTACGGTTTTAATCAAAAGAACGAAACTATGGATATAAACAAAACTTATTTAGGGGATTGCTTAGAGTTAATGCCTAATATTGTTGACATATTTTTGTCTTGACGTTATTTGGCAAATTTAAGCAATTCTTTAATCAATTGAAAATTTATTCTATGCACGGTCTTTTTTAAGGTGAGGCATAACGTACAAGTATAAACGCTCGTTTTAATGGCGTTTATATAGTGTTGTGTGCAGTACGGATTTGAAACGAAAAACTTTAATTTATGTGGTCATATTACGGAAGCAAAACAAAACTTGTGGACTTGTACCCACCACCAAAAACTGATAAAATTATTGAGCCATTTTGCGGAAGTGCAAAATACTCTTTAAAATATTGGAACAATCAAGTTTTGTTGATGGATAAATATTCTGTTGTTGTTGAATTATGGAAGTGGTTACAAAAACAATCAAGAAATGAAATACTTGACTTACCAAATATGGAAAAAGGTGATGATTTAAGATTATTAGATTTGCCAAAAGAGGCAAAATACTTGATTGGTTTTTGTATTAACAGGGGAAGCGTAGCACCAAAAAACATTGCAAGCGGATTTAATAATTGGAACGAAGATAAAATTAGAATTGCAGATAATGTGTTTAAAATTAAACATTGGGAAATAGTACAAGGAAGTTACGAAGATTTGCCAAATGAAAAAGCAACTTGGTTTATTGACCCACCTTATCAATTCGGTGGAGAACATTACAAGGAATCTATTGCAAATATTGATTTTGGCAAATTAGGTAATTGGTGTAAAAGTAGAAATGGACAAGTAATTGTTTGCGAGAATACAAAAGCTCAATGGTTAGATTTTAAACCTATGAAAGACTTTTTTGGTGCGTATTCAACAACAACAGAGGCGATTTGGAGTAATATACCAACGAACTATGATAATGTGCAACAAACTTTGTTTTAAGGATGAACGAAGTATTGCACACAACGTTTTGCAGGTAGGCGATAGTGCCGCTTACCACAAATGTAAATATCAAAGCACTCAGGCTCGTAACGGCATTTTGCCTACCTGCTGTTAGGTGTCTGTAAAAAATAAATTTAGCGTGGGCTTAAAAATAAAATCACAATGGAAAATCAAAAAGAAAAAGTTTACATGATATGCGATTGGCACGATGGAAAAGCAGCTGGTGCTGCATGGAATATTGGTGTTGAGTATATGGGGAATTGCTCAGGGCGAATTTTAAAAGAGGATGGTACCGAAATAGGAAGGCATCATTCAAGTACGTTTGGGTGGTTAAGAAGTGATTTGATGAACAAACTGGATGACTCAAATAAATACGAAGTAATAGATTTAATAGAGCAAGAAACTCCTGAAAGATTTAGATTGAAAGAAGAAGATTAATTATGTTGAGGTGCGGTGGGAAATTTATTTTTTATTGCACATAACGTTGAGTGTATGACACGTGCCGGATTAAGAACCACAAATGATTGAGTTAAACAAAATATTAATTAGAAGCAATAGTGTTAAAATTAAGCACTACAACCACTATTGCTGTTATATATTGTTGTGGTGCGCTATTTTATTATGAGTAGTAGATTTGAAAGTATCAATTTAATTGAAGTGTACGAAACAAACGGCACAGAAGAAAAGGGGCTAAGAAGTGACCGACCAAAAGTAAAGGTTAGCGAACATTGGAATAGAAAAAACTTTGTGGTGTTAGAAATTGACGGTAAAAAAATAACAGTAGTGGCAGATAATTTGAAGCGAGCGATTGATAACGCTCAAAATGCTCACGGGTAGTAATGCACCACAACAACTAAAAAGCTATGAAACGTATGAAAAACGATTTTATAGAGGATATTAGGCTCAGTTACTT